TATCGAGTCTTCCAGGCACCATAAGAGCGATCCATGGCAGCTTGCTGCTGCTGCTGCCGCATCCGCAGCAGCTGCATCTGACGTTCTCGCTCTTCCTTTTCACGCTTACGAGCAGCCTCTCGCGCACCAGTCTGGTAGGCTAGAGCACCCATGGCTCCGATATACGGTTGATGTTCAAAGCGAATAACCATTTATTCCTCTCCTCCCGTAGCCATGTAGCCACCATAACCAGTCTCTCGTGTTCCTTCGAGGATGTTTTTCCTCTTACGCGCAAGTTCTTCCTCTTTTGCCAGTCGACTCATTTCAGCCCTGTGCCGCCTTTCGGTCAGTTTGTGCTGCTGCTCTTGCCGCATGAGCCACACTCGCTGCATAGCCGGAGACAGATTCTGAGGTGGTCTCCCGACAACAGGTCTACCAGCAGCAACATTAGCAGGATCTAAGAACGGGTTAGCAGCATCAGCAGCTTTGGCAGCCGCCTGCTCAAACGGATTAACCGCAGTTGGTTTAGGATATTCTCTAGGACCTCCCCGACCTTCGTTTGCGTTAGGATCCCAGCGAGCATCGCCGGGTTTAGGCGGCGGCAGAGGCCCCGTACCACTCACAGGCTGTTGAGGAACTCCAGGCCCTCTAGTAGCCCCTTGATCCTGTCCTGTTCGTGGCGGGACATCCCCCGTAGTAGGAGCACCAGTAGTGGTGGGACCACTTGGACCAACTCCTGCACCAGTAGTAGCAGGACCAGGACCAGAACCAGTTGGAAGACCGGGAGGACCAGTAGGACCAGCAGGACCAGCAGGACCAGTAGTACCAGTAGGACCAACAGGACCAGGAAGACCGGTAGTACCAGGAGTGCCAGAAGTACCAGCACCAGTACCAGCACCAGTAACAGCACCGGTTATAGCACCAGTAGCAGCACCAAAGGGACCGCCAGATATAGCACCAGTCAGAGCACCAGTAGCAGCACCAGTAACAGTACCAGTACCAGTATCAGTAACAGTACCGGGTACATCATCCGGGATATACTGCGGTTGCCCGCTTGCGTCGTGACTAAGCGTAGCCTGTGAACCACCAGGACCTGTAGAAACAGTCGGAGGCAGCACATCTGGGAAGTACTGCGGTTGCCCGAATGCGTCGTGACCCAGGGTAGCTGTAGGGCCACCAGGACCCGTGGGGACAGTTGCAGGCATAGGGGCAGCAGGACCAGCAGGAACAGCAGGACCAGCAGGACCAGCAGGACCAGCAGGGGCAGGTGGGCCAGCAACACCAGGAGGCATTCCACCGAAGTCGCCGGGAGGCCCTCCTCCACCACCACCCATCGTAATAGGTGCCATCGGCTGCTGTCCACTGGCACCATATCGGGCCAGCCAATCCATCAACTTCTCTCCATATGACGGACCATGCTCCACATCAGCCTCTAACTTCGATTGTGCTCGTGCCAGATCTGCCTGCTCACCAGTTTGATACTGCCAACCTCGCTCTTGCGCACCGATGTCTGCCCGACCAAGAGCAGAGATGTACCTCGCTTGATGACCCAGGTTCTGAGCCTGCAAACTCTGTAGTTGTTTGCCAAAGTCTGCTTCCGTGAGCGCGTTCTGGAGCCAGTTCCGACCGGCAAGATCCATACCAGCTCTTCCAAAGCTGATGTCTCCAGCAAGTCCCTGAGCCTCCATCTGAGCCTGTTGGCTGAGTCCTAATCGTTGCAAGGCATTCTGTAAGTCAGCACCTCGTAACCCAGATTGCAACAACGACTGAACGGCAAGACGACCCATCGAGCCAAGTTCTCCCATGCCCCGACCAGCAAGAGTAGCTCCAAGTCCCGCACCCTGACCACCAAGAGCTGCCTCAGCACCCACACCACGACCCGCAAGAGCCGCCTCAGCACCAAGACCCTGTCCAGCAAGAGCACGCTGACCAGCTAACCCGGCACCTGCCAGTTGAGTCTCTGCCCCGATAGCCTGCCCGCCAAGTTGGCCCGCAAGGCCAACTTCGCGGCCACCCAACTGAGCACCAGCACCAATGGCCTGACCAGCTAACCCGGCACCAATACCCATTTGCTGTGCTGCCAAGGATCTACCACCTTCAGCAGCCTGTCTACCAAGAGTCTGTTCTGCCCCAAGAGCCTGTCCGAGAGCACCAATTGCACCTGCTTGTCCCCTACCCTCAACACCAGCACCTAACCCGGCTACTGACCGAGCACCAGCTGCCTGTGCGCCAAGACCTGTCAGACCAATCTGACGAGCCGCACCCTGTATGGCAGCATTCTGGCGTTCCAGAGCACCCTCACCACGAGTTCGGCCAGCTGTCTCCTGAGCAAGTTGTTCTCCACTTAGACGTGAGAAAGTCGAAAGACGCTTCTGTGTCATCCAATCTGCCAGCTGATTCATGGAACTACTCTTGGCCTGGGCAAGACTGTCCCTGACCCCTTGCACCATCTTTAACCCAACAGTGGTGTTGGATAGCCCACGAGAAGCCACGTTCTGCTGCATCCGAGCAACATCCTTGGTCTCCCTCTTGGCAAACTCATCGGCTATCTCTTTCTTCCTTGCATCTCCCAGTTCCTTGGCGTACTCCATACCCTTATCAAAACGAGCTTGATAATCACCGCTCAAGGCAGTCTGATTCGAGATCATCGAGTCCAGCAACTTCTTTTTCGAATCACCCAGATCAGTTGCTTGCGCTGCACCAAGACCACCGTAACCCTTCTGAACAGCGGCCTCTGCTTCTTGGGCCTTCTTGACTACTTCCCTACCGGCTGCGCCAGCACCCTTAATACCACCAAGAGTCTTGGTAAGTGCCTCACCAGCACCAGTTCTGGCAGTACCGATATCAGTCTTGTACTGAGTAAGGGCATCGAGTTTGCGCTTTGCAGCATCCTTCTGGGCAGCTGTTGTCGCCCCTGCCAACTCGCTACGGGCAGTAGTCATGGCAGCACCCACATCACCCTTGGCTGCGGTTAAGGCTTGACCTACACCCTCACGAGCAGTGCCAACACTCGCTTGATAATCAGAAATGGCCGCCCCAGCTTTGGTTGCAACCGCCTCTTGGGCCGAGGTAACAGCCGATTGAACATTACTAATAGCACTCTTTATGGCATCAGATGCGCCCGTCTTTGCGCTATTCAACATGTTTGTCAGCGAAGTCTTCTCGGCACCAGTCGCCGTAGCAATCTTGTCCGAAAGACCTGATATCTCATCTGCGGCAGCAGTACGAGCAGTCTCATTACCGCTTTTAAGACGACTAATAGCAGAAGAAACATTTGACTTGAGCGCGTCCTTTTCGGTCCCACCAAGAGTCTTTATCTTGGCAATATTCCCGTCAAAGATAGCAGTTGCCTTGTCGGCAGCGTCCCCCGAACCAGTCTTTATAGCGGACAAGTTGTCAGAAAGCTGAGTTTTGACATCACCCTTTAATGACGAGAAGGCACTCGCAAGTGACTCCAACTGCAAAGGTCCAGCGGTACTGAGAAAAGTCTTGAACTCACTTAGAGGGAGTCGAGCAAGACGACGCTGCTCCTTAACAGCAGCCTCACGTTTCTTATAAGCAGCCTGGGCCATTTCCAGAATCTGCTCCATGTAATCTTTGTCTGGACTGCTGTAGCGATTAATCGGGTAATTTTGTTTAACCAATCCCGATGGAGAGACAGCAGGATCCCGCTGACCCGGTGTAATCGGATCATGCGTTATCGAGGGTCTAATCCCCGACTCAGGATCTATATAAGGATATCCAGGGACCGCCATTACGTTATCTCCTACCTAATTTTATCACTGCTCACGTCCTAACCCACCATCGGGTCCTCATCAAGTCATCCACCCAGCATCCATTAGATTCCGAAGATTGGATTGTGAGGCTTGTGTTCGCGGCCCCGCCATGCGTCGTCCCGCCGTAGGACCTTGTGGAACAGAGGCTAGGGAACCCGGCATCGCTCCACCCATCATGCCTCCACCCATCATACCCTCATCCATCATGCCTCCACCCATCATTCCTTCACCCATACCCGCCATCGCTCCCATACCCGGCATCGCTCCCATACCCGGCATCGTTCCCATATCCGGCATCGTTCCACCCATCATACCCTCATTCATCATACCCTCATTCATCATCCCGCCATTCGGCATTGCTCCCATGCCCATCATGCCAGAACCCTCCCACGCGGGGCCAGGGGCCAACGGCTGGCTGAGACTAGGCTGGTAGCCGGGACCACCGGATCTGTATCCACCACCCTCACCCAACATCGCACCCGCAGGAGCGCGACTGCCACCCCCTGCTGGCAGACTAAGACCTTGTGGATTGAATTGTGCCTGGGGTTGATAAGTCAACTTTCTCCTACGAACTTGTGGAGCAGGTGCCGATGGTTGCCCCGCCATCATCCCACCATTCATGCCTCCATTCATGCCACCATTCATGCCTCCATTCATGCCTCCATTCATGCCTCCATTCATCATCCCTTCATCCATACCTGCCATCATCCCTTCATCCATACCTGCCATCATCCCTTCATCCATACCCGCCATCATCCCACCATTCATCCCTTCATCCATACCACCGGGGAAGTCTTGCGGGAAGCCTTGACCGCCACCCAAGGTCGCCGCTGGGCCAGCACTGTTCTGCATCAAACCAGCAAGAGCAGGTGAAGTGCTTTGGTCGGGCCTACGTCCAGCAGCCTCAACCGCCTCACGCGCCTCGCGTTCCCTTCCCCTCTGCGCATACGCCGCTGCCGCACCACCAGCACCAGGAGTTGACATACCACTGTATTGCGGTGTTCTGTCACTCAATCCCATATTGGCCCGCATGAGTCTGTCGTTAAAAGACTCAGAGGGATCTCGCAAATACCCCGATCTTGTATTTCCCGTTGGTCGTGCTGGATTATTAGGTCCTCTTGGACTAGCCATAATAAACTCCCTGGGCTCTATTCACGAGCCCGTTAAGACTTGGATAATTGTTTTTAACGACAGGACCAGCAGGCCGCTCGGCCCCGGTCGGGGTGGTAACAGGCCGAAGTGTTGCCGCCTGATTCAACGGAGCAGGAACCCCGGTCTCTTCACCGGAACCTAACCCCACATTTGCTCTTGGAGGAGACTGTACAAAAGGTCCTGGGACTCTCTCGGCACCTATTCCCCTTCCCATGAAACGCTGTACTCCAAAACTCCCCGGTAGCGTCCGAGAAGCCAATTGCTTCAGAGCACTAGATCCAGGTGCTCCAGCAGCACCCGGAGCAGCTCCCATATCCATACCGCCACCGTAGTTGAGGTACTCACCAGCACCACCAGTGGTAGCAGTCGTGTCGCCTAGCCACTCCGTATTCGGATCGAAACCCTCCGATGTGGCAAGCGTATTAAACCAGTAAGGTGTAGTCATCGTTCTATAGCCCTACCCAATTGGAGCCATTGAAAACCTGGACCTCGTTCGTGTCGGTCGTGTAGATGACACGACCGACATCAGAACCCTCCGGGCGAGTATCGGGAGTTTGTGTAAACTTCTCCAGCACAATCTTAGGACTCGTGACAAACTGCGCAAGCCTTCTCTCTCGCACAGAGCCTCTGGGTATCCTCGGAGGATTTACCATTGTCGTGTCCTTGGTCCATCGAAACTATCCACCTCAATCCCCAGAAACTCCATGGAGAACTTCTGGCCGGAGGTGTTGTTCCTGACCCTTATGAAAATGTCATGCCCAATAACCCGAGCCCGATCACTCCGGTTACGACCAGCAGCAAACGTACCGTTGGCCTTACTCGAACCAGCCTTGGCCGCTTCAGCCGTCTCTGCCGCATACAAGTCCCAGGTAACAGGATTGCTCCCGGTTCCCACAGAACCCTTCATTTCAGTCAACATCAACTTGGGGCGATTCTGTAGTTGAATCGGTCCAAGATACGCATAAGCATCAATTGCTGTCGCATCGTCATTTGAAGCCGGAGTATCGTGATCAAACTTGCGGATGTAACCATCCTGACCGCCAACCAGTATAGCTCGATCTGCTACTGCATCGCCATCAAAGACATGCACACATGTGGGGTTGTGATCATTAGTGGCAAACTTGTCCAGCCACCAACTGTTGTTCCTCGTGTCGTAGAAGTAATGAGTACTGGCACCACCACCGAGATCCGTGACAAACACGTTGACACCCTTCTCTCGATCGTTCCATGCCATCCTGACCAAGCTAGTATCCAAGTTAACATCAGCCAGACGTTCTTCTATCGACCCCTGTGTGACGCTCTGAGGCTTACTCCCCGGAACCAGACGATAGACGCCACCCCGGCTACCAAAGAAGTAGGCACTGCCATCTGGAGCAATACACCATGCTCGACCCCAGGCACCACCGATTGACGTACTAATAGCATCAATACGACCACTCTCCGCCGGATCCCCAGTCATCTGGTAGATACTGTGATCCCCGAGAAATACCAAGATGTCGTCAGAGAACGGTATCATTCCGTTGATAATATCGGGGTTCTTACCAGCTTCCTGCTGATTACCGGCAACCGCCTGAGTGGCGTTTGCCGTACTAGGAGAGTAGTCCCAGTCGTTAGCATCCCGCATTTCACTCATGAACCAGTTATGCTCGTCCCCCTTCAGACCACTCATCACGATACGACCACGCCAAGTCTCGATTAACCGTGGCCGATCACTACCACTAGCAGGCAGTGTTCCTGGTGATGCCGACCAAGTTGCAACCGTATTTGTGGAAGCAGTCCACTTCTTCTCGTTGGCCCCATCGGCAAAGTAGACCACCCCATCCAACTGGGTACTAAAGACAACCGGGGCAGTGGTGCTCAAAGCACCACTGCCGTTGGTGGCCGTCGTAAACGCACTGGAGGTGAATTTGGCAACAGTCCCATTCGTCACGGTATAGTTGATAATCGTTCGTTGCGTCAGAGCCGTCTGCCCAGTCGCCACGGCCCTGGCCACCACATGACCCATCTCTTGGATCTGTCCATCAGCAGTACGAGCATCGACATACTTGGCAAGTCCAGCTCGCTGAGCACCCAGACTGCGGCACTTAGCAGGATCAACTGCCCGAACATTCTGTACGTCTACGCTCGACCCACGAGGCTGGTTCTCATACGCAACTGCATCAACTAAACCATTAACGGGCCAAGGCATATCGAACCTTGTCTTCCGCCTTGGCATTAGGAGAGCGTTGCTCCATGATTTGCGAGAATTGCCCACACGACGTTGGAACCCTTATCGACACTGATCAGCGTCAGCACATCACCGGCATCCGCCATAGTAGCGGTCGTTTCAGTACCACTACCAGAGTTGAGGATCTCCCCACCGGCACCAGTGATAGCCAGATCGCCGCCATCAGTCTTCAGACAGACAGTAATGATGATCCCAGTACGTTGGGGGCTACCAATTTTGCGAGTTTCCGAAGCGGCTGTAACGACTGAGCAGACACCCAGAGACCGATCCAAATTGATCGTTCCGGCATTGCCTGGATCAAGCAATTCTAATTCCGTACTTTTGGCAATGTCTTGTAAAACATTATGCGACATCGAGTTCTCCCTAAGATTGAAGTGAAAGTTTACATGTACCGGCGGCATCCCCAACTGCTTTCAGGAAACGAGCACCGACAAGGTTCGTAGGCATGGGTACCGACCGGGAGGCCGCTACCGTTGAGGTAATGTTGCCACTGCCTGTATGACAAACATCGTATGTCCCATCAAGGTCCTCTGACGAATACCAAGTAATTGTTCCGACACTAGTGCTACTAGGCATGTAAATATACCCATAGCGAAAACCACGGAAATCAATTGCCGTAGCATCACCGATGTTACCAGAGCCGTTGCAAATCGTTACCGATTCAACTAAGTCATTCGCAAAACTTGTACTCATAATTCACCTTTAAGGATTCGTGTCATAGAAAACAGTGCCATCATAGTCCACGTCGGTTCCAAAGAACCTGCGGTACTCATTCTCCGCTGGCATGTTGCCATCAGATTTATCCGAGTTGTACCCCATCTTCTCCGGCGTAAACTGCTGACGATCATGAGAAATCGAAGCAGCCAATCGCTCGTGGAACTTCTGGCTATGGACACCAGCCTGATTCTCAAGTCGCTGCTCGGCTATCGCCAGGCAGCTCTCAAGGATTGTTTCTGCGTGAGGTTCTCCGCCCAAGGGATAAGGGTTGGAGGCCGATAGCTTGACTTGCAAAGCGTGGTATCGGTACGACAAGGTATAGGCCGCATCTGGTGTGGGCCAGAGCAATATTTCAAAACGCTGCCCGTCGCTGCCGTCGCTCGTTCTAGCTCGCACGGCAGCAGAAAGGGGGAACGTATTAAGAACATTAAAGTCACGCTGCCTAAGCATCCTAATGCGATGTTCACTAGTAATC